GACGATGGAGAGCAGCACGGCCGAAAGGTCCACGTCCTGCCCCCTTACTTGTCTGTGATCGGCGGTTCAGCGAGCGTCGCGTCGTCAGCCGGCCGGGCCAGCGCGAACGCTTCCCGAAGTCGTTTACGGTCACGCCGGATCTGCCGAATCCTGAAGCCGCACGCTACGGCGCCGCCGAGTACATAGATTTGCGTCGTCAGGCCCTTGTCAGTGCCGTACATGAGCAGCAGCGCGACCGCGAAGAATAGGTTCATCGCGCCCAGGCCCCACGCGGCGACGGCTTCGAGGCGCAGACCGCCGTCAGGATTCGCGGCGCGGTGCGCGGCGGTGATCGCGAACAGGCCGGCCAGGCCTGAGAGGAACAGCACCAGCCCGACGACCGGGATGAACAGCAGCGCAGACAGGGCTTGCACTTTCACGCCGCCGAGCAGGATCACCAGGCCGAACCCGGCCTGCGTGCCGTAGGTCGAATACGCGAAGGCGTGCGTCGATGACGTCAGGGTGAGGGGCTTCATCGCTTCGCGACCCTGATGCGCCACAGTAGGAACGTCATGTAGCACCAGACGGCCGGGGCAGCGTAGGCGCTGAACGCGGTCGGCGGCGCTTCGAGGGGGCCGACGATCGGGTAAATCGTCATGACGCCGACGAGGGCATGCACGGCGCATAGGCCCAGCGTCGCCCCCCGGGTGAAGTCGCGGTCGCGTACAGAGCCGTAGAGCAGGATCAGGGACGTTACCGCGTAGGCAGATGCCCAGACGGCCGGGTGCGCGATCATGAAGACCGTCGAGAATGATGCCAGTCCGGCATAGCGGTCGGGGAAGAATCCGAACGACGCTGCATGATATAGGCCGAACAGTGCGAGCGAGGTCGCCGAGAGTTGCGGTATCGCGTGTTCGCTGACCCGGTCGAGCAGGCGCGCGGCGCGGTTCTTCGCCGCGGTAACGATCATCGCTGCCCGCATCACAGTTCGACCGTCTGGTAGGTCAGGGTCGCATGAATTTCTGAGGCGGAACTGAACGGGAAGCCGGCGCCGCCCGGGGTGCGCAGGGTCGTACCGTCGGCGGGGATCGCCCACAGGGTCGCCATGTTCGAACCCGGTTTGATGATTACTTCGAGTTTGCGGGCTGACCCGTCGGGGCCGGTGGACAGGAACAGCCCGTCGCCGACTTGATGGATGCGGCCGGCCGCGTCGAACGGGAGGCTGAATCTGATGCTGTTCGACCCGAGCGACGCCCCTGATCCGGCTTTGAATTTCACGTCGACCCTGACGAGGTCGGGGCCGACGATCGCGTATTCGCCCTGCGAACTGTAGCCGTCGCCGCCCTTATCGCTGAACCCGTCCCAAAACGGGGAATAGTCTTCGTAGGGGCGCGTCGCAATTTTTTCGATCTCGCCGTCGACGTAGCCGCGGTTCGCGGCGTGCCCGGCCGCGGTCGGCGTGGTGACGAGGGTGCGGCCGTTTTCGTCGCGGAGCATCAGCGAGTCGGGGGCCGCGGCGGTCGTGGCGGTGTCGAGCAGGGCTTTATCTTCGGCGGACAGGGCGCCGTCGTCGTCGCCGGTCGCGAGCTTCAAAAGGTGGGTGTGGTCGGCGCGCGCAGCCTTCGCCGATATACCTTCGGCCGCCGCCGCGCCGGGGACGATTTCGCGGCCGGCGCCGCCGCCGCCGTTTGTGTTCTGGTCTTTCCAGGCGGTCCCGTCGTCGTAGAACATGCGGGCGGCGGTTTCGTCCCAGTACCAGCGCCCGCGCTTACCAGCGGCGGGCCGCGCCCCGGTGGCGCCCTGCGCGGACATTGCCGCGTTGTTCTCGATCGCGTCGATCATCGCGTTAAATTCGGTGCGCGAGGGGTGCGGGTCGGCCCCGCTGCTGTACTTCTTCAGCAAGAAACGGAGGGTCTGCGATACGGTCATGCCCCCAGCGTCGCCGCAGGTCGGCCCCGTTTGTGGGAAGGCTTAGCCGGGTGCTATGACGACGAGGTCGTCGATGCGGCCTTCGACGGCGGCGACCAGGACCAGCGACCCGACGGTCAGCCCGCCCACGACGCAAGGAGCCCTGACGGCCTGATCGTTGAGTAGGTTCGGCACGACGATCGAGACCCAATTGTCGGCGTACTGCTCGACGATACGGCCCCGCCAAATACCTTCAACGACCCCGCGCCCGGTCCTAGCCGATTTAGGCGCCCTGCCGCCCGTCAGCGGGTTCATGACAGGCCCGTCAGGGTCATGACGCCCGGCACGGTGAACGCTTCGACGTACCGGCCCGGTTCGGGGCTAATCACCACGCCCAGGCCGGCGCCGTGGGACTCGACGACCCGGCCCCGGCCGACGGTCAGCCCGAGCCGCCCGTCAGCGGTCCCGACGACCAGGCCGCGCACGGCCAGGTCTACAGGGGTGCCGGTGTTCCGGGCCGCGAGGAACACGCGCAGCTGCCCGTCAGTGCGGGGCACTTGGATGCCGTACCCGGACGCGGCCAGCGCGAGGGGTTCGGCGAGTTCCAGCCGCGGCCCCGGCGTCGCGGCCAACATGGCATCGTTGTCGGCGCCGGTCGGCAGCAGCGACTCGGCAAGGTGCAGCACGCGGGACACAATAAGCCCAGCCCAAACAGTCATATCAGGTCACTTTCATCGGGCCGCGGACAGCGGCAGCGCCCCCGGCGTAAACCGTGGGGGCCTTGTTCGGTCGGAGGTAGCCTTGCAGGCCGGTCTTTTGCAGGGTGTCGACGTGCGTCGCGCCCGGGTTCTGCGTGAGTACCCGCAGCGACCCGCCGTTATCGGCGATGACGAGAGCGACGTGACCGTAGCCGCCGCCGTAGAAACTGCCCCAGCAAGCAATGTCGCCCTTTTGCGCCGCGGCGCCCGCCGAGATCCGGGTGAACGCGCCCGAGTTCCCGCCGTTCGCGTACCACTGATTACCGTTACCGTTGATGTTCACGCCGAACATTTCGGACGCGTACCGCTTCGCGAGGTCAACGCACTGCGCCCCGAACGCCCCGTCAGCGTCGATCGCTACGCCGGTGTACTTCGCCGCGAACCGGTCGAACGCCCCGGTAACGCCAGGGGCGGCAGCGGCCCCGGCCGAACCCGGCGCGCCCGTCGTCTCGGTCGCCTCAGAGCGGGGCGGTTCGACCTTCGGGTCGATGACTCTTTGACACGTCAGCGTGACCGGCGCCGCGACCGTCAGCGGGAAGTCGACGGCCTTCACGATCCAGTTACCCCCCATAGGCCCGACATGCGCGCCGCGCAGGGTCAGGGCGTCGCCGGGGCGGGCCTGATCCGCGTCAGCCGACGTCAAACTGACCGTCAAAGTCTCGGGGATCTCAGCGGCCGGGTCGACCGAATAGCGGGGCATCCCGGCCATACCTTCGGAAAAATGGAACCAGTCAGTCCACGTCAATTCCCAGGTGCGGCGCGACGGCCACGACGCTTTAGCAAGCCAGGACGGTTTAGCGAAGACCAGCGTCGAACCGTATTCGAACAACCAGACCCCTGTTTCGCGGGCCTGCTGCGTCAGGACGTCCCACGTTGTTTCGGCTTCTGAACCGTCGGTCGGGGCTTGCCGCAGGATGGTCTTCGACCCGAGGCCGGGCTGCACAAGGTAGGACATGCCGACGGACTTCGCGACGTCAGCGACCCACGACGACAACGGCACGGCGCCCCAGGACTTCGCGCCGGTCTGCGACTGCAGGCCGGTCGCGAACTTCGACGGGGCCTTCACCGACACGGTCGGGCCGGCCGCGTTCGCGTCGAGCGTCAGCGTCCCGGCCGAGAGGAACCAGTCGCCGTACCGGATTGTCGCGCCGCCCTTGAACGTCTGCGACCCGAACAGCTGCAGATCGAACGTGTCCTGAAAGGTCAGGCCCATCTCGGTGACTTTGTCCATCGCCAGGGACATTGACGCGCCGACGCATGAGTCGGTCAGCCGGGACGACAACGCGCTACCGGAGACGGTGATCTTCTTCAGCCGCGCCCCGTCCATCGTCGAACCCATCAGGCGCCCGGGATCTTCAGCATTTGACCCGGGAAGATCCGGTTCGGGTTGCGGACCGTGGCCCGGTTCAGCGCGAACACTTCGGGCCACCTCTCGCCCCGGCCGAGGTACTTCGCCGCGATACCGTACAGCGTGTCGCCGGTCACGACCTGATGCTGCCGTGTCGCGGCGGGCCGGGCCGGGCGTACTGCCGGCGCCGCGGGCTTCGCCCGGAGCAGGTTCACGCCGACGTCGACGGCTTCTTCGAGTTCCCAGGACAATTCGGCGCGGGAGATCCGGTTATCGAGCGCCCGCTGCACGACTTTGACCGGCAGGGCCTTGATGTTCCACCAGACGCCCTGTTCGTATTCGGCCGAGCCGCCCACGAACCGGACCCTGCGCCCGCCCCTCGCGAGCCGCGTCAACGGCGTCAGGACGTGTTCGATCGAGCGCTGATAGTCGCGTGACGCGACCGTGTGCGTGAACGACAGGGTACGCAGGCCCGGCCCGGTCATACGGGTGATGGGTTTCAGGCCTTCCCGGTCGATCGCGCCGAACCGGGCGACTTCGCCGTGTTCGAACGTCGCCGGGGACGAGTGGAGGGTGTACCTTTTCCCGTCGTCGGTCGTGACGGCCATTGTGCGGCCCGACGCCTGCGTGCGCGCAACGACTACCTTGACCATTTAGTAACTCCTCTTGCTGTCGGCAATGACTTCGCTGATGCCGGCGTTGACCGCCGCTTGCAGGGCCGCGTAGTCGACGCCGCCCGCGCCGCCTTGCACGGTGATCTGCACCGGGGCGTGGATCGTCATTGTCGAGCCGCCGCCGCGGCTATTGCTGAACCCTGACGTCATTGACGGGCCGCTGCCCGCCTTGCGCCCGCCTGATGCTTCGGCGTTCGCGGCCATGATGTTCTGCGGCCCGATCGCCCGGGTCAGTTCCGGCACGAGGACCGATTCGCCGGGGGACAGGCGGGCGAGGATCGAGTCGTTCCCGGGCGAGTAGCCGCCCAGGACGCCGCCGCCTGCGAACGCCGCTTCGACGACGCCGCCGCCCGAGTACACGCCGCCGCCACTGTTGGACGGCATGACGCCCTGCCCGTTGCCGTCCTTCTTGATCCCGAGCCAGTCCTGCACGCCGCCGAGCGGGTTGTTCGCGAACTCGCCGATCTTGCCGAGGACGTCGCCGATGATCTTGCCGAGGTCTTCGAAGGTGCCGCGGATACCGTCGATGATCGGCGTCAGCTTGTCACTGATGAACGTCATCATGATCTGAAAGCCCTTGACGAGATCGTCGATGAAGCCCTTGACGCCGTTGATCGCGCCGCCGATAATGTCGCTGAACCAGCCGCCGACGGTGTCGATGACCGGCTTCAGGGTGTTGTTCCAAAAATCAGTCAGCATGCCGAACGCCCCGACCAACAGGTCAATGACGGGCTTGACGATCGTGTTGTAAATCCAGTTCAGCGTGACCATGAACCCGTTGCCGAGCCACTGCAGCGCGGGCAGCAGGACGCCGTTCCAGAAGTCGATGATGCCGTTGAACGCCCCGACGATAAGGTTGATGACCGGCTGAATGATCGTTGCGTAGATCCAGTTCAGGATGGTCATGAAGAAGTTGCCGACGGCCTGCAGGCCGGGCAGCAGCACCGTGTTCCAGAATGAGACGAGCTTCTGAAAGATGAACACGGCGATCGTCGCGAAGTTCCAGACGAGCCGGCCGATCCAGTCGAACACGGCGGCGAAGACCGAGCCGATCGCGTTCAGGACGGGCATGACGTTCGTGTTCCAGAATGAAGTGATGTTGTTGAACGCGCCGACGACCCAGTTACCGACGTTCGTCGCGGCGTCGCCGATCCATTTGAACGCTTCGACGAACCAGTTCGCGACGTTCTGCGCCGCTTCCCCGATCCACTTGAACGCGGCGTCGACGCCGTCTTTGAACCAGCCGATATTGTTGTACGCCCACACGAACGCGCCGACGAGCAGCCCGACGGCGGCGATGATCCAGCCGACCGGGCCGAGCGCGATCAGCCAGGCGGCGGCGATCTTCACGGCCTGAATCGTGGCCTGCGCGCCCATCAGCACCCAGCCGCCGACCATCGCCAGCGCCGCCCACGCGTTCACGGCCGCGGCCTGAATGGCTGCGCCCTTCGTCATCGCCCAGGCGAGTTTTACCTTCCCGGCGTTGATTAGGGCTTCGGTGCCCAACTGCGCGAAGCGGGGCAGCAGCAGGGTCAGGATCAGGCCGGCGACGACGCCGATCGGTTCGCGCATGTCCCAAAGCTTGGTAGCGACTTCTTTCAGCTTGTCGGGCAGTTCGATCGCGGCGTCACGCAGGTCGAACAGCATGTCGACGATAGGCGAATCTTCTTCGACGTTGAACGCCCGCGAGAACGCCCCGCTAAAGTCGCCCTTGACGATCAGGTCATAGAGGCCCTGCGCGGCGTCGCCGGTCCATTCCAGCGCCTTCCCTAGCCCGCCCGTCAGCGCCCCGATAGCGTCGGTCGCCGCTGGCTTGATCTTGTCGAGCGCGCCCATCAGTTTCGAGTTGATCGTCGCCTGCAGGTTGCCTAGGGCGCCTTCGAAGGTCTTCGTCGATTTCGCCGCTTCGACCGCGACGGGCTTCGTGCCGAGCTTCATGATCGCCGCCTGAAACTCTTCAGACGTGATCTGCCCGTCTTCCATGGCCTTACGGAAATTGCCGGTGTAGGCGCCCGCGTCCTTCAGGGACTTCATCAGCGGGCCGGCCGCGCCGGGGATCGCGTCGGCGAGCATGTTCCAATCCTCAGTCATCAGCTTCCCGGCGCCGGCTGACTGCGTGAGGGTGCGCGAGACGGACTTGAACGTCTCAGCGTTGCCGCCAGCGACGGCGTTCAGGTTGCCCGACGCCTTCGTCAGATCGGCGTAATTCTTGACGCCGTTAGATGCCAGTTGCGCGAAGGTGTTCTGAATCGTGGGCAGATCGTACACGGTTTGGTCGGCGTAGGCCTTCGCGGCCTTCGTTGCCGCGTCGATCGCGGACGTGTCCAGGCCAGCGAATGACATGGTCGATTTGAATTTGTCGGTCGCGTCGGATGCGACGCCCGCGTCGGCGATGAACTTCGCGAACATGCCCGCGCCGAGCAGCCCGGCGACCGGGCCGATCATTTTCCGCATGCCGCCGACGAGGCCGCTGCCGGCTTTCTCACCGGCTGTCGTCGCGTGGGTGGCGACGCCGTCGAGTGACCTGTTGATCGAGGCGCGCATGTTCCCGAACAGCCGCGACGTGCCGGTCGTGGCCTTCCCGACGGTCCCGGTCATGCCCGAGAATAGGCGGTTCTGCTTCCCGACCGCCCCGGCGATCGCGGTCGTTGAGCGCTGCGTCGCCGCGGTCTGCTTCTTCGCGCCGTCTTCGACGGTGCGCGTGAACCCTTCGACGCGTTTCGTCGCGGTTTCGAGGGGGGCGCTCATCTGGTCTTTGAGTTCGGCGGTCAGTACGACCCGTTCTTCGGCCATTCCTGCGCCCCCCCTTCGGTTATTTTTTGGATTGATTCTGTGCTTGTGCCCGTTTGTCGTCGTCGGCCCATAGGACGAGCGCCGCGGCGGTCCTTACGGCCCGGTGCCGCCAGTCATGATCGGTAACGACCGTGACCGGGTCGACGCCGATACGCTCGGCGACCCGCGCCTGTTCGATGAACCGGGGCTGATCGGCGAGCCATTCGGTTAGGCTTCGGTAGGGTCCAGCGGTTCAAGGTCTTCGCCCCAGCCCGCCGCCTTCAGGACCGCGCCGCCGATGGTGTTCGTCTCGGCGTCGCCCAGGAACTTACGCACGGCGACGTGCGCGTTCTGCCGCGGGCCGTAGGTGTTGAGGAACTGGTCAGAGTTCAGCAGCAGTGGTTCGCCGTCGGTGCCGAAAATCTGCTTGCGGACGCCGTCGACGACCTTGTAGATCCCGGTGTTCGTTTCGATCATTGCCATAGCGTTACCGACGGTCATCTCGGCGTCTTCGACGCGCTTCTTCGCGCCCTGCGCGGCCTTGCGGTAGCGCTTCATCGCGGGTTCGCCGATCACGGCGTCGAAGCCGAGGACGAAGCCGCCCTTGCGGGACGTGACCGGGAAGAAGACAGGGTTCGAGATTTCGGTTTTCGCCAGGCCGAGCAGGTCATCGAGCAGGCTGTCGCCGGTCTGCACGTCTGCCGGGGCCGGGGTGTCGTAGCCGATTTCTTCGGCGTTCGACGGTGCGATCGTCAGGTCGCCGTCGGTCAGGTCGGGTGCTTCGGTGCCGTAGGTAGTCATGGTGTTCCTTTGTTCGGTGCCCAGTTCCCGCCGCGGGTCGGCGGGCCTATAACCCGAGCATCGCCCGGCCCCGGGCGTGCGTGTGGGACGGTCTACGTGTTGGCACTGAGCAGGCCGAACGAGAGGCAGACCGCCCCACACTTTTTCATGCGCCCCGGGGCTACCTGCGCCCAACAGACCCCGGGGAGATTAGATGGATCAGGCCGGGCCGCTGGTGGCGAAGGTCAGCTTGATCTCGGCGGCATCCGAAGACGCGGCGTCGGTTTCGGTTTCCTGCACGCCGGTCAGCAGGCACGCCGGATAGGTGCGCGGCCGGCCGACCTTCGTCCAGTTCGCGTCAGTCGCCTGCTTCGTGACGGTGAACTCGCCCCGGCCGATCAGCTTATTCAGCTGGTCGATCCAGACTTCATCGCGGGACGGCGCGACGGTGCGGGTCACTTCAATGTCGTCCCACTCGGCCGGGCCGCTCAACAGGTCAGCGCGGTCGCTGCCGCCGTCGAAGTCCTTCGTCACGCTGGCGGTACCGCCGCCGCCGGTGAACTGCCGCCAGGTGCCAGGGATACCCTGAATCGTGACGAGATACTGCCGCTTGGTAGCTTTCGCCTGCTTGGTTACGTTAGCCATGTCTGACTACCTTCCTTAGACCGTACCGGCGAGCGGCACTTTGATGATTTCGACCTGAATAAGCTGCGCGATCGGCGACAGGCGCACACTGGTCGACACGATGACTTTGTTCTCGGCCTGCGCCGTGAGCGGGTTCAGGGCCGTGTCGACGCTGACCTTGTAGCCGGGGTCGATCGTCTGGTCGTCGGCGTCGCGGAGTTCGAAGAACCCGCCAGCCTTCGCGATCGGGTCCAGCACGCCGACCGTCGCGGACTCAACAGCTGACCGCAACTGCCCCTTGCTGTCGTTCGTCGCGAACACGAACGGTTCCAGGACGGTTTTGATCGACAGGGTCAGGTTGTTCAGGACGTCGCGGGCGTTCAGGGTGCCCAGGTTTTCCCGGTCAGTCGCGAGCGACTGGTAGCCGTACAGCCGGACCTTCGACCCGTCCGTAACGATCCCGTTCACGAGCGCGTCAGCGAGTTCGTTGTTCAGCGCCGTGTCGATCTGCGTCTTCGTACCGAGTACCCAACGGGTGCGGGCAAGGTCGCCGGCCGGGACGCGCCAGAAACCATAGTCGCGGTGAGCGCGCGCGCGTACCGCGGCGACATACCCTTCGGGGCCGACGGTGCGGGTCGCGCCGCCGTCGGGGATGATCAGCCAGGGGTGGAAGATGCCGCCGTAGGCGCCGTTCGGGTCTTCGGCGAGGGACGCCGCCGCAGAGATTGCTTCTTCGGTCGTCGCGGTCGACGGCAGGCCGATCAGTGCGACCTTCCCGGTGCGGGCGGCATGGGCGAGCAGCAAAGACCCGATGTTCGTCGCGGACCAGCCGGGGGTAGCGACGGCGCCGCCTTCGGCGCCGGTGCCCTTATCGAGCGCGGCGATAACGTCGGCGGTCGTCGCGGCCGCACGGTTATCCGTACCGGCCGACAGGGGCGTCTCGGCGAGGGTCGCGGGCAGGTCGCCCGGGGTGACGGTCACAGACCCGAGCGACGTGATCGTCACATACGGGTTGGAAACGGAACGGTCAATCAGGGCGGCGATCGTGGAGTTCCCGCGGTAAGACGAGAGACGAACGCCGTCGCGGTAGATGTTCAGGTCGAACAGGTCGCCGTTGTTCGTGACCTGCACGCTGAAGTCGTTCGAGTAGCTGCCCGGGTCGTTCGCCTGAATCTTGACGGTGTTGACGCCAGCCGTGTCCTTCAGCGTGAGCGAACCCTTCGTCGCGGCGGGGCCGACGACGCGGGAGACGACGAGTTCGTTGCCGCCCTCTTCGAAGTAGGTGCGGGCGGTGTCGTACAGGTTCGAACTGTACGCGGTCCGGTCGCCGTAGACAGCGACGAACTTCGCCAGGCTGTCAACGGTCACAGACCTGTCAGCGGGCCCATACATCGACATGCCGGCGACGTGCAACCGTCCCGACGTGGTCCCGGCGTTCGACGGCCCCGACCCGAGTTTCGTTGTTACTTCTACGCCGATTGACGTCATGATGCGTTACCTTTCGTCTCGCCGTCTGCGTTAGTCGGCTTGGGTTTTGTTCGCCCGGGGGTCTCGGCCGGCGCGGACGGCGCGGCCAGGATGACGCCCCGCTCGATGAGTAGGTCGGTGAACTCGTCGGTCGTGGTGACGTGTCGGGATTCGCCGCCTGCCAGGACGTGCCCGGCGACGTCGATGACCTGTTCGGACGGGCCGGGGTTGTGAAGTCGTGTTTTGCCGCTCATGAGTCCACCGTGACCGGACACGCCCCCGCCGTGTGGGACGGGGGCCGTGTTCGGCTTATTCGTCGAAGTAGGGGTGGTGGGAGGTCGTCGCGACCGGGTCGGCTATTTCGAGGGTGTACGGCCCGCCGCCGAACTCGGCCGGCGCGTCAAGGCGTTCATGCGTGACGACGTCGAACTGCACAAACGCGGCCCCGATGTACTGGCTGTCGGCGGGCTGTTCCAGGGCCGAATACGATTCGACGATGCTGCGCGGGTCGATCTCGGCCGAATGGTCGGGGCCGACGGGCAGGATCTTGTCAGCGAGGTACATTTCCCGCACGGCGAGGGCGGTACGTTTGACCGCGAGCGACGTCGCGGGGCCGGTGTCGGCCATAGCCCACACGTAGACCTGAACCCGGTACTTGTACGAATATTCTTCGTAGCCGGCGTCGACGTCGGTCTGCCGGTTGCCGAGTTCGCCGGTCGTGCCGGGGTTCACGAACGCGACGGCCGGGAACTTTTCGATCGACAGGGCCGGGATCTCGTCGGGGTAGAAACTGTCGGGGGCGACGTCGGGCAGGTCGTCCAGGGTCGCGCCGTACCGTTCCCGCAGAATCGCCATACGGCCGGGCAGCTGGTCGACGGCGTGCATGAACATCCCCCGCGTGACGCCTTCCGCGCCGAGCATCAGGCGCCCGTCCTAGACTCTTGAATCCAGCGCTGCAGGATCTTCGCGAAGTGCCGGGTGTCGGCCTTGCGGGCCGGTCCCATCAGGGGGCGGGCTGGCATGTTCGGGGTTCCGTTCTGATGATAGGCGGCGCGGGGAAGGTCGGTGCCGACCGTCATGCTGCCGTTGCCGACCTCATACACGCCCTTACCGGGTACGGTCATCTCGCGGCGCAGGTCGCCGTCGAACACGAGCAGCGGCCGGCCGGGACGAACGCGGGCCTTGAACCGGGCATACGGGGGCGACAGGGGCGCCCATTTCCCCGTTTCGGCGCTGCCCTGTTCGTCGAACTGGCGTTTATTGACCGTGCCGACCTGGTATTCGGCCATCGCCGCGAACGCTTCGGTCGTGTTGCCGAGGTTGTTCTGCCAGCGCTCGAGCATCAGCGAGACCGGCCGGGCGCCGGCCCCGTCGAGTGACAGGACCGGCATCAGGAACGCCCCCCGTCAGGGAACAGCGGGGCCGGGAAGAAGCCCGACACTTTGCCCGTCGGGGCCGGTGCCGTGACGGGAAGTTCGGAGATCCAGCCGTCGAGCGTGGCGCCGATCAGGTCGAGCGCCGATTCGTACCGGGACCAGAGCAGGGCAGCGTAGCCGCCGTCATTGTTGATCGCCCCGGCCGGGTGCGCGGCGGCGACCAGGTACGACGCTGCGCCGTTCACTGCCGCGTCGTGTGCGGCCTGCGCGATCGCCCCGGCACGAATACCTTCAGTGATGCGCGCCAGGGCCGTGAGGCGCAGCGAGACGCGGCCGGCGACTTCGTTAATGAACGTCTGGACTTCGTCGGTCGTGATGATCCGGTCGGCCTTCTTCCCGAAGACCAGGTCGACGGGCGCGGCGGGGCCGGTGCCGATAGAAACGTGGGGCGCCAGGGCCGAAACTTCTTCGACCGTGACGCCCCAGTTCGTATCGGCTGTCATGAGGACAGCCATTACTGTTTAGCCTTCCAGCTTGCGGAGTGCCTTGATTCGGATGCCGCGCTTCAGGCTCTCGGCGTCGGTGTCGATGACGTCGCCCTTCTTCGCGGTGCGGAACTTGCCGTCGACGAACTGGTTGTACCGGCTGAACAGCACGACGGCGCGGGATCGCCCGCCGAAGTCCTGAACAGTGGACTCGTCGACCGGGATCTCGGTGTCGGCGGTGATGACCGGCTCGGCCGTGTTGCCGTACACCAGGGCCGCGAGGGCGGACGCGCGCGGGTCGGCGGCAGGTACGGTCGCGGCCGCGTCCTGTTCGCCCTGCGCGACGTCCTGCTCGACGGGGGTCGTGACGGTCTCGGTGCCCGGCTCGGTTGTCGGCGTCTCGGCGACGGCCTTAGCCGCGGCCGGCTTCGGCGCTGCCATTAGGCACCGATCCCGTTGATGACCAGGGCGGCGCCGGGCTCGTCGATGATCGGCACGGACCACTTGTCAGCGATGACGACGTCGCGCTTCAGGGTGCCTTCGCGGGTCACTTCGACGCCGAACGGCTTTTCGATGACGTTCACGCCGGAAACCTTCGTTTCGAGCAGGATCGCCTGATCGTCGTCGACGAACTCGTTCACGATCCAGTTGAACCCGAGCAGACCCGACAGGGACGGGTTGTACAGCGGGTTCAGGTTGCCGTTTTCGCGGGGCGCCCAGTTCTGCAGGTCATCGAGCAGCAACAGGTTCGACTCGGTGTTCGGGGAGATCAGGACCGTGTTCGGGTTGTACCCGAGCTTCAGGGCGGCGATCGCGGCCTTACCCTTCAGCAGATCAGTCTTCCAAACCTTCGTGGTCGCCCAGTCGCCGACCGAGTTCACGGTCGGTACCTTGGACTCGAACAGGGTCAGGCAGCGGGCGGCGTCCTGCCGGAGCAGCGCGTTCCGAACCTTCAGGTTGCCCTTCGCGATCACGTCGAGCGCGTTACGGGACCGGGCCTGATCGGTCACAATGTAGCCGGCGCCGAACGTGGTCGACAGCGCGACCTTGTCACCGGACTCGGCGATATCGACCATCGGGAACGCGCCGCCAGGGGCGACCTCCTTCACGTCGCCGCGGGCCGGGTAGCGGTCTTCGGTCGAAGACTCGGAGTAAATGACCGTACCGGACTCGGTCGTGCCCGCCCGGAACAGCAGGTCAGACAGGAACGGGGTGTCGTCGGTGACGATACGCTTCGCCAGGACGGTCGGGGACTTCAGCAGCCGGTCAACAGTCAGGCGTGTACCTGAAGTGGTCGGGGCGCCTGCGGGGTAGATAGTCATGTCAGGTTCCTAATCCGGTTAGAGGGACAGACGCACGGCGACGTCAGCGTTGAGGGCGGCGTCGTGCTCGATCTGACCG